ACCAACTCCTTTAGCACCATGAAGTTAGCCGAAGTAATGAGCGGCATTATTAAGAATATCGAGGCCACCAGTAACGCCAAATCGGCCTACGATTGCGCTTTTGACCACGCCGTAGGGCATGGCTTTGGCTATTGGCGCATTATTACCCAGTTTTCCGATGACGACTCCTTTGACCAAGAAATCGCGATCAAACGCATAAACAACTCCATGCGCGTGTATCTCGACCCATCGGCCGAGGAAGTGACCAAAAAGGATGCTATGTGGGGCTTTGTTACCTCGCTGGTGGATAAAGACGAATACCCCGGTAATTTGGAGTGGGAACGCGGTCGCGGCGAAGACTACCAATTATGGCATGAGGAGGAAAAAGTCCGAATAGCGGAGTATTTCCGTCTTGTCCCCGAAGAACAGGTTTTGTGGCTGATTGACGGTAAGACGATTAAGGTCAAAGCCGGTAAAATTGACGTTCGCGATGAATTAAAGCGCGATGGCGTTACCCCCGAAAAAGAACGCGTCGTTGATGGGCATAAATGCGAGTGGTTTAAGCTCAGTTCAATGGAAATTCTTGAGCGTAACGACTTCCCTAGCAAATATATCCCGATTATCCCGTGCTACGGCAAAGAACTAAATGTCCGTGGCAAGACCTTTTATCGCGGCGTTATCCGTTACGCCAAAGACCCGCAGAGAATTTACAACTACACGCGTACCGCGTCGATTGAGCAAGTCGCACTCGCACCGAAAGCGCCGTGGGTTATTGAAGAAAACCAGCTTGGTAATCACAAGAAAATGTGGGAAACGTCGAATGTTAAGAACTTCCCGGCGCTAATCTACAAGAATGTCCCCGGTGTCGCCCCGCCTCAAAGGCAAGCGCCCCCACAGCCGTCAGCAGGGTGGATGAGTGAAGCGCAAATTGCGGATCAGGACATTGACGCGGCTTCGGGAATGTACAAAGCCTCGTTGGGCGCACCGAGTAATGAAAGATCAGGCAAGGCGATTAATGCACGCAAGGTCGAGGGTGATGTTGGCACGTATCACTTCCACGACAACCGAGCGATGGCGCTGCAACACAGTTATGAAGTCCTGGTAGATATGATTCCGAGAATCTATGACACGCAGCGCATTATCCGTATTAAGAAGTTCGACGATAAAGAAGAAATGATCGAGATTAACAAGACTGTGACGGACGAGCAAAGCGGCCGGATTGTTAAGATTTATGACCTGAGTATGGGCAAATATGACGTAGCCGTGGATATCGGCGCAAGCTATACCACTCAACGTCAGATGGCTTCTGAATCCATGATGGAACTGATTCAGTACGCGCCACAGTTGGCCGGTACGATAATGGACTTGATCGCTAAGAACCTGGATTGGCCGGGAGCCGACGAGATTGCAGAGCGTCTTGCCGATAAGCGTCCAAATGAACAGCAGATGCAGCAGATTATTGGTGAGGCCGTTGGCAAGGCGATGAACTCCGAGAAGATGCAGGTCGAGAAGTTCAAAGCCAAGACTCAGCGCATGAAGACCGTTGCCGACATTATGACCGACGACGATCAGACAGAAATCGAGTTATTGAAACTACTGGAAGCCAATGGTGTCAGCGATGAAGTTTTGCAGACTCGCGCCATTGATATCATCAATCGCATGGGCGAACAGTTACAGACTGTCCAACAAGCGGAGGCACAGCAACTTTTACCCCCACAACCGCAGCAGCCACAACAGCAACCCCAACAGGGTCAGCCGGGACAGCCGCCAGCGGGTCAACTACAATAGAGAGGAATGAACATGGATACTGAGCAGTCAGAAGTCATCACCGAGGCCGTCGTAACCGACGCGCCAGTGGTTGAGGGCGATATTACTGGTGAACTGAATGCGGATAGCGGTGCGAACGCTGATGCTGAATCAGGTCAAAAAGAGGAGCTGGAAGGCGATCAGGGACAGCAACCGTCAAAAACACGCTCGGCAAAGGCGAGACTGCGGCGGAAACTGAATGAGTCAGAGGCTAATAACGCAAAGTTAGCGGACGATAATCGCGCTCTACATGAAAAAGTAGATACGTTAGCAACACAGATTGATGGAGTAATTAACCCGCCAGCCGCTAGGCCGTCGAGAGTGGATTACGAAACCGAGGAAAACTACGAAGATGCTCTGTATGAGTTTCGTGGTCAAGGTGGTGTACCGCCCAGTCCAACTACCCCTGCTGAGAAGCCCCAAGCGCAGCCCGAAACTCGTTCGGCTGAACAGCAGAAGGTGGTGGATAATTGGATGGATCACTGCGATACCGCCGCAGACAAATACGAAGACTTCGACGAGGTTATCCAGAATCCGACGCTACCCATTACGGGGCTTATGCGTGATTCGATGATGGAAACGTCGTCTGGTGCGGAAGTCGCGTACCACCTTGGTAAAAACCCGACGGAAGCTGCCCGAATTTCGGCGCTTTCTCCGGTTCAGCAGATTGGTGAAATCACTAAACTTGCTGGTAAATTCACTTCAAACACAACTAATGCACCAAGCCCAATTACGCCGAGTGGCGGTGGTGATACCGGAGCAGTCATTGATGTAGAAAAGATGACTCCCGAACAGTATCGCGACCACCGACGAGCGCAGGGTATGGTCTAACGGAGAACGGAAATGGCTAATAGCAATTTAACCCCCACCGTTGTTACGAAAGAAGCCCTTACGGTTCTTCATAACAATATTACTTTTTCACGAAACGTAAACCGTCAGTACGACGATTCCAATGAAATGGGCGGCCAGAAGAACGGCGGCGTTATTCAAATTCGCCTACCTAACCGGTATATCACCTCCACCGTGGTTGCCCTTGGTACTGGTGAGAACAATGAGGATAGCGTAGCGCTGGCTCAAGCAACTCAGCGCCACGTAGACATTAACTTCACCACTCAGGAACTAACTCAGGATATTGGTACGTTTTCCGAACGTGTTATTACCCCGGCTATTTCTGTTCTGGCTGCAATGTTTGATTACGACAATATGCAGGTGGCCTTGGGCGTTGCTAACTCTGCCGGTACGCCGGGAACTACGCCAACAACAGCGGCACATATCCTTGCGCCACATACGTTGATGAATAAGTTCTCGACTCCAACTTCGCAGCGTTTTGGTGTTATTGATCCGAATGCGAATGCGGCGATTGTTGGCGGTGCGACAAATATCTTTAATACCGGTGGCACTGGTGATTCGCAGTACAAGTCTGGTCTGGTTGCAGCTAATCAACTGGGCTATCAAGAGCTTAGTATGTCACAGAGCGTTCGTAACCTGACTACCGGTACGCGTGATCTTGGCGACACTATCTTGGTAAATGGCACGCTGTCCACTGAGGGTGGAACGACCATTAGCATTGACGGTGGCACGACAACCGCTACGGTCTTAGTTGGCGATGTGTTCACTGTGGCGGGCTGCTTTTCAGTCAATCCAGAAACCAAACAGGTATCAGCCGATCTACAGCAGTTCGTAGTGACAGCGGATAATACTGCTTCTGGTGGCGCATGGACTAACATTGCGATTAGCCCTGCTATCTATGTTGCTGGTACTGATGGCCGACAGAATGTGGATTCATTCCCGACCGACGGCCTAGCGGTTACATTTCTTGGCGCAGCCGCCACTGCCTACCCACAGAACATTGTCTATCATAAGGACTCGTTCTCCATCGGCACTACCGCACTGGAAATGCCAGAGGGTGTGCATTTCTCCGCACGCGAAATGATGGATGGCGTGTCAATGCGCTGTGTTCGCCAGTACCGAATCGGTACAGACGACATTCCAACCCGTATCGACATTCTTTACGGCTCTGTTGTTACCCGTCCTGAGACTGCTTGCAGACTTTGGGGCTAACCCGACAGGGGCGGTGTAAAAGCCGCCCCATTTTTTAAGGACTCATTATGACTATATCGCCTACTGGTGATCGTATTTTGGTTAAGGTTAATCAGAACTCAGAGTTATCCACAGGCGGTGTATACGTAGGCCAAGCCACTACGACATTCGTAAATGGCAAGGATAAGGCCGTTCAGGAGACAGTTGGGGAGGTGATCGCTATTGGTAAGGGTGTTTACGACAAGAAAGGAACCCGTCGGCCACCAGACGTTCCAATTGGCTCCATTGTCTGCTTTAGCGATACTTGCGGGCAGTTCGTGGACAAGGAACACTTAATGATCCGAGAGCAGGACGTAGCGTTTATTATGCCGGAAGCTGCGACTGTTGAACTTCAATACAACAATGGCGAAAGTATCGCCTGTAGCATGGAATAGATTATGAGCGACGAAAACGAGCAAGGCGACGAAGTAGAAGAAAAGCCGAAGAAGAAAGCCGCGAAGAAGAACATCGCGACTCAGCGAACCTGCTGGTATGACGGCGAGACACCCCGCATCTTTGAAGAAGGCGACGAGATCCCGGCCAAGTACAAAGACACGTATACCAAGAAGAAATAAATATGATTGCCAATACAATCATAGCGTCGGCATTGCGTAAACTGCTCGTTATACCGAGCGGCGGCACACCAACGGCCAATCAGTACGCTGACGGTCTGGAATTGCTCAATGACATGGTTAATTCATGGTCGGGCAATGGCAATCTGACGTATGAGGATACTGCCGAAGAACTGACGATACCGGCCAATACCCAAAGTATCACCATTGGCGCGAGTGGCGCATTAGTCACAGGTCGGCCATTAGAGATATTAACCCACAATCTAAAAAGTTCTGATATCGAATACGACCTGCATACAGCGGATAGCGTGGTGTATTCAAACTTTGCGTATAAATCCAAAGTGGCACGCCCACACTGGCTGCATTATCGGCATTCGTTCCCCAACGGCACGTTCTATTTCGACTCAACGACCGATCAGCAATATACCTTGGTGCTGACCTCGATTAAGGAGTTGCCGACCTTTGCGGACGGCACAACCGACGTACCGCTACCCGCATACTACGAACACGCGCTTAAACTCAATCTAATGGTCGAGATAGCCCCTGAGATGGGTGCAGCGAAGCGTGTAACGCCGATGATGGCGCAACAGGCCGTACAGGCTAAGAATACGATTATCGGGCAGTCTATGGACTTACAGGCGGCCGAAACCGAAATAGGCGCAAGCGGCGTATATAACATTGAGGGCGATTCGTACTCCAACTAATGAAGATTAATCTCATTGTTGATTTGGATATACACGCCTTTAGTGGATCGGGCATTACGGAATACGTTTCTGGCCTGACCAATTGCTCGACCCATAGTAACTTTAGCATGGCAGACGGCGAATACGAGGTTACACAGCGCCCGTCCATTGATATAACCGAAGACGCAACCACTATTGGTGCGCTGAATATGCGCGGCCGTGGCATTTACTATTGGGAGCAGACGACCTCCCTGTATATCGTGCATGATAATGACGTATATGCAGATACTCAAGACTCTACCGCATTAGTCGTATCGACCGGAACCTTCGCCACCGGCACTGAGCGGGTTTATATCCTTGAAACGATTGGCGTGCCGAGGCTGGTATTCTTAGACCCTGAAAACGACCGGGGTTTTTACATGGGTGTTGGCGAAACCCTTAATTTGATTGCCAGCAATTTCCCGACCACGCTTTGTCATGGTGGCGCGGTTCTCGATAGCTATATCTTCGTAATGGACGAGGACGGGTTTATCTATAACTCCGATCCAGATGACCCGACCGTATGGAATGCGCTATCGTTTTTAGAGGCAGAGCGCGAGAACGATAAAGGCGTGTATCTGGGTAAGCACCACGATCATATCTTTGCGCTTGGCACACGAACCATTGAGTTTTTCTACGACGCAGGAAATAACCCCGGTAGCCCCCTAAATCGACGGCAGGACATTTCCTACAATATCGGCTGTGGCGACGGTCAGGGCGTATGGGAAAACGGCGATATAACCTACTTCATTGGCTCTAATCCGACCGGTCATTTGGCTGTGTACAAGATGGAGAATTTCAAAGTACAGCCGATATCGAACGACTCCATGAACTCTTATTTAACCCAGGGGCTTACCCAAGAAACAATTCGCGTAGTGATTAACGGTATGTCGGCTATGGGGCATGACACTCTCTTAATGACGATTTACGTATTGACCGGAGCCGCCCCCGGCACGATAAATCCAGTGCATACGTTCTCCTACGACACATTTTCTGGAAAATGGGGCTTCTGGGTGACGGAACTTAACGGGCATAATTCAATGCCGATAATGGCGTTCACTAAACGCACGGGCGGGCATAACGCTATCGCCAGCGCGAGGCCGGGGGAGGGGATACTGGCTAACGGCGACATTGTTAGCGTCAACGACAAACTGATCCCTATTGATACCCTACTTGGCGGCGACGGTGTATACGAAGCGGGGGTATATGAAGACGATATCTATGTCATCGGATCATCTGACGTTGGCACAAATATTTCCTGTACGCTCCGAACCGGCCTTGTTGACGGCGGTATCCGAGGGTACAAATTCCAGAACAGTGAATACGTCTTGATGGAAAATACACCCAACAGCCAAACCATTACAATCAAGCATTCCGATGAGGCGGGGGATAATTTCGATTCTGGAAATACGATAGATACGTCAGATGACCGCAAAGAACTCTACCAAGGCGGCCGGTTTATGAAGCGTAACTTTCAACTTGAATACTCAGGCAGCGACCAGTTTTTTATTGAGTCGTTCCATGCAGATTTGGAGGCCGGGGAATGAAGATCGCGCCACCCCCGACACACGTAGAAGAATTTAACTATATTTGGCATAAGTGGCTGTACGATATGTTTGAGTGGTCAACGTCGGTTGCCGCCGCCACAGTGCCGAGTATGACAACAACTCAGCGTGACGCTCTTGCCGGCGTAAACGGTATGATAATTTACAATACAACAACGACTTTTTTTAACTTCTATGAAAACGGCGCATGGGTGACTAAATAATGGTTGATATCGTAACAAGAACTGGCAAATTAGCGGCTCTCGCGCAGAGTGAAAATGACGCTAACCTAAATTCCCTGAACGGCAGGAATGTCCCGCAAACCGGGACTACGTATACTGTAACGTCTGCCGATATGAACGACACTATCGAGCTTGCTAACGCTTCCGCCATCGCGGTGACGTTAAATGCAATCTCTGTCATATTCTCTGCTACCGACAGCAGTATTGACGATTTCAAAGTCACACTAAAGAACATCGGCGCGGGGGTTGTGACCATTACCCCAACGACCGATACATTCGACAATGGTGATGCCACCCGCACGCTGGCTCAATATGAGTACATTACGATCCAGACGAATAACGCTGGTGACAAGTGGAATGTGGTATCGGACGCGAGAATAGGTGCAGCCCTAGAGGCTTCTCAGTTCTTACGCAGCGACGAAAACGACACTGCTACTGGCGACCTTACCTTGTCCGGCAGCAATACCCATGATGGCGGGAGTATTTTTACTGGAACAATGACGCTTGATGGGAGCGTGGTTAGAAACGTCGGCACAAAGATTCTCGATACAGACTTTGACGCGAATACCCTTGATGGCGACAAGATAGTTACTGGCTCAATAACGGTAACGCAAATGGGTACTGACTCGGTGGATTCTGACGAGATTGTTGCGGGCGCTGTTGGAACTTCTGAGATAGCGACCGGCGCAGTTGATACGGACGAACTTGCGGCCGATTGCGTTACAGCGGCAAAGATTGGCAACGACGTTATCAACTCAGAGCATTACGTCGCCGGGTCGATTGATGAAGAACACCTAGCCAGCAACAGCGTTACCGCCGCAAAGATAGCGGCTGGAGCCGTTGACGCGAGTGAAATCGCTACCAATGCGGTTCGCCAGAGCGAACTAAAGATAGTGTCTGCAACACTAACCGGCAATACTCCCGTTGATTTAACTCTTTCGTCTTACAGTTTTTTCCCTGACGTGGTGGGGACAAGCGGAGGCGCAAGCGGCACAACGCTAATGTTTTTCTCATGTCGCTCGGCTTCGGTCGCCGCGTCCACGCCAAAACTCCGAGTAGAGGCAAGACAACATTACGCCTACCCAAAAGGGGGTTCTACTATGCTAAATTCGACAGAGGGTGTGGCGGTTAAATACTGGAAGGTATCAACATGAAGAATAGATACCATATCAGGGTGAGCCTTCACCCGCACTATAATTCCATCACCGGAATCGGCGTGTGTAATGGGGAATTTGACGAGCATGAAGGCGAGGTTTTTGACGCAACTAGAAACGTCACATTCCTAGGCGGCGGAGGAGAAAAGAAATCACCCAAAGTCGTGTCTTTCCATGTTTTAACTGACATGGATATTATGTCCATAGATATGAAGACAATACTATACGTCAATGACGGCCAAGTATTTTTTGCGGACGAAGTAAGTCACTTATTTGAGGAGGTATCATAATGAACGAAGAAAAAGACCATGTGAGCGTTGTCGGCAATCTGTGGATTAGAATGTTTTATCTTGGATCGAATCAATCAAATGAAGGCCACAAGCATTTATTTGATCACCACACTTTGCTTGCTACTGGTTCTGTGGCTGTTGAGATAAATGGAGTATCTACGGAATTTTCCGCACCTCAAGTTATCGTAATCGAAAAAAATACGACACACCGGATAATCGCAGGAGAAGACGGGGCGCTTTGTTATTGCATTCACCCGCTTCGGGATCAGGATGGAGAAATGATCGACCCAAATGACGTTCCTCTGGGCGGCCACATCTTGCAAAACTTGGCCGATAAGTAGGGATAAGGTACGCGATAAATAGGCGAAAAGATAAATGGCAAGAACTAGGCAGCAATTAGCCGCAGCACTATCCGTCAAGCACGGGCGCAAGCGTCTTAATAGCGCCGTATGGCAGGATATACTCGACGGCATAGCGGGCTTTGATATCGCAGCACAAGATAACCTGCTCGATGCAGTCGTTACCGGCAAGACCAAGAAGGCGGGTCGGATACTGACGCTGATGCTGTCGGCAAAACTGCAAGTAATGGCTGATGCTGAAATAACCGCAGCACTGGCTGACGACAACATTACCCCTGAAGAACTGGACGCGATATTGCCGTGAACACCGTAGCAAAATATGACCCACCAAGCGCACTGGATCGCATTGATCTTGATACGCAATGCCTTATACATTCGCGGTTCTTCCATGACGTAAATACTCGACAAGACGTTCTGGATTTCGAGAAAGAAATAATGGCGTGCGACGGATCGTTCACTGAAAACCCATATCCATTATTCCACAAGTTCACTGGTGGTATGTACACGCGAGAAATCCACATACGGGCTGGCGATTTGATTGTTGGGTCTATCCACAAGTACGATTACTTCGTAAATGTGGTGAAAGGCCGTATCTGGGTGGTGAATGAATTTGAGTCAAAGGAGGTCGTAGCGCCATGCCAGTTCATAGCAAAGGCGGGCGTGAAGAATATTGGCTACACTCTGGAAGACACAGTATGGATTGATACCCATAAGACGGACTGCACAACCATTGAAGCTGCCGAGGCCGAACTGTTTACCGAGTCCTATGACGAACTGGATAAGTTCTTGGGGATAGTTGAATACCAGGATATGTGTGCTGACATTGGCTTCACGGAAGGCGAGATACGAACGCTGTCAGAAGGTACGGCGGATATGGTTGAGCAGCCGGATAAGTTAGTCGAAGTCCGAGCGTCTGATATCGAAGGGCTTGGAATGTTTTTGGTGGAGAATATAAAGATTGGCGAACGCGTGGGCGTGGCCAGAATAGAAGGCAGCCGAACCCCACTGGGGAGATACACTAACCATTCAGGATCACCCAACACTAGGGCTGAGTCTGTTGGCGACAGGGCATACCTCGTCGCTACCGAAGACCTTGAGAAAGGCGTGGAAATAACCGTGGATTATCGTAATTCTAGGAAAGTGGCAGAAAGCCTTGATGGGAGAATGTTATGTCTTCATTCGTAGGTGGTGCGGTAGGCGCGGGGTTGGCTGCGGCTGGCGGCACCATAATCGGTAGCGCAATTAGCGCTAGTGGGGCTAGGGATGCGGCCTCGACGAGCGCCGCAGCGTCGAGGTATGCCGCCGACTTGGAAATGGCGCAATACCGCCAAGGCCGGGATGATCTAGCCCCCTATCGTGACGTTGCGACCGGCGCACCAATCTACGAACTGGATGACGATGGCAACCCGAAGCTAGATGGCTACGGCAATAAGATTGTCTCTGGATACGAGGGTGGCGCGCTTAACACCCTTGCAGAATACGGCCGAGGCGACATAAGGCCGGGGGACTACATACCCGACTCTAATATCCCGCAGTTTCAGCAGCAGAATATTGGCTATGCCGGACAAAACCCACTGGCGTTTGGTGTTGAGGGGGAAATCCCTGACTACCAAAAAATGGGCGATATCGAACTTGACCCGTCTTACCAGTTCCGCAAAAACGAAATGCAGAGTGGCGTTGACGCGACAATGGCTTCAATGGGTAAGTTCTCATCGGGCAATCGC